ACACGTGGTGGTAGAATTCGTGCTGTTACTGGTAACTCATCTTATGGTAAGTACGGTGCAATTGCTAGAGGATTCAATTCTTCTGAGACAACCGTTGATGGTAACGTCAAAGGTAAGCGTCTTACAATTGATGTAAACAATCCTATTGTTGGAACACTTACACTTGGAGAAAGACTTACTGGTGGTACATCTGGTGCTGTTGGAGAACTAATCAATGACCAGAATGCTTCTGGTTTCTTATACTACTTCCCAATTAAGGGAACCTTCTCACAGGGTGAGACAGTCACAGGTGGTACATCTGGTGTTACTGCAACTCTTGCAAACAACACAGATGCTGTTCAAGGACAGAAAGGATTTGTTCTTACAGTTACAGATCTACAGAGTGCTCCTGATGCTGGTGGTTCTGTTGAACTAGTAGACAATGGAGTTAACGATGACTCTGGTTCATTTGTTATCTCTAACGCTAGTTACAGTCCTCCTGATGGACGTGGTTCTCTTACAGTTAACAGATCACAGTTAGGAACTAGTGCTGCTGCACATGATGGTACAACTGCTATATCACTATTCGCTACTGCTGGTAGTACATCAACATTATCTGCTGATGTAGCTGGTGGTGCTGCTTCACCTGTAACAATGCAGGTTAACAGTGTTACTGGAATGACCATTAACGGATTCATTTCTATCGGCAATGAGTTACTTAAAGTAACATCATTCCCATCTGCAACATCTGTTGAAGCAGAACGTGCTCAAGAGGGTACATCTGCTCAAGGACATAGCACTAATGATACAATTAAAATCTATAATGCTAAGATTGCTTCACAGGATGAAGTAATTGAAGATGTTACAGATGTTACTACAACAGTACGTGTTAAGCAAGCAAATGTAGGACTTGATGCTGATGACCTCATCAAGATTGATAATGAGTTTATGATCGTTACTGTTGTTGCTGCTGATACTAAAGGTATTACAACACTACAGTTGGCAGACGAGAAGACAATTGAAGCTGGCGATGGACAGTCATTTAAGATTCGTTATCAGTACTCACAAGTTCGCTTAACTGCTCACGACTTCTTGGATGTTGGTACTGGAAGTAAGGCACAAACTAATTGGCCAAATCTTCCACTACAGGCAAATGTTCCTTCATACGAAACAGATGAGAGTCGTCCAGGTCGTGTTTACTACGTATCTACTGACCAAGATGGTAACTTCTCTGTTGGTAAGTACTTCAAGGTTGAACAGTCAACTGGTAAGGCAACACTAGACGCTTCTGCGTTTGACTTGTCTGGTCTATCAAGTTTGAGACTTGGTTCTATCGGTGCTCAGTTGGGTGCTGCTATTAACGAATTCTCTACTGATGGTACATTGTCACAGAACAGTGACCAGAAAGTTGCTACACAAAAAGCAACTAAGACATATGTTGATAATCTTTCAGCACTTGGTGGTAACCTCACTATTGCAGGTAACCTTACAGTTAAAGGTACAACAACATCTATCAATTCTGTTACGTTAACTTCTAAGGATCGTAACATTGAATTGGGTAAGGTTGCTGTTGGTAACTTTACTGGTGATATAGAAACTGGTTCAGCAAATATTACTAACGTAAGTGACACAGATAACATCGCACCTGGCGTAGCAATTACGCTTGATAGTGGTGGTGGTACTGTTACTCTTGCTTCTGGTGGTATTGTAACTGCTGTTTCTGGTACTACAGTAACACTTGACCAAGTATTTGCTGGAACTGGAACTGCTACTGGTGGAACATTCTCTACAGGTGGTGCTACAGATACAACTGCTAATTCTGGTGGTTTAACCATTCTTGGTACAACTAACAAAACATTACAATGGTTGTCTTCTAACAGTAAGTTTAACTTTAACCAAGGTATTGAACTTGCATCTGGTTTAGGAGTTACTATTAATGGAACTGACATCTTAACAGAAACTACAATGATGGGTAAGAGTATTACTCAATCATTGGGTACTGATCATACAACAATTCCTACTTCTGGAGCTGTTGACGCTGCGGTTAAATCCGTCTCTGCTACTGCATATTACATGTCAGCAGTCTAATTATATTATAAATAAATTCATAACACAAACTGACCACATTTTTTTTAAAACGGAGTAATCACTAATGGCTTCTGGAGTATACGGAAAAGTAGATGTATCAAGTGCTAACACTTGGACTGAAATTGTCGCTGCATCGGCAGGGACAAAGGTAGCGACAATAACAATCGCTAACCGACAAGCTGCAGCTACCACTGTAAGGATCGCCTTACGTGATGCAGCAGGTAACGTCACTAATGCAGATTGCATTGAGTATGACGTTAGTTTACCTGCTAATGGCGTTTTAGAAAGGACAGGAATCGTCTTGGATTCGTCAAACGGTCTTCATGTTTATGCGTCAGCAGCTGTGTCTGCTGTAGCATACGGCATTGATAACTGATAACCACTATACACAAGGAATAGGATAAAAAAATGGGAAGACGTATTACAGAAAAAGCAGTCACCTCTAGTGGTGGTGGTATAGACCATAATGATCCGTTTGCACAACCGTGTTTTACTTCGTACACAGGTCAATATAACCATACAACTGGTTTCTTCACTTGGGATCATAACCTAAACACACATAACTGGATTATGGGTGACACCCAACAGGCTTCAAATTATCGTTCAGATAATACCAGTTATTCAACAGAATTCATTCAAACACAAGGTTCGTCACAGTGGTTTAACACTCAGTCAACTCCTGGTGGATCTACTGACCGTCCTAACCTTTGTTCTTACACAGGTTATCTTGGACACTCATGTTTCCAGAATGCTGCTAGAAGTGGTGGTGCAACTTCTTGGTTTGTATACTCTCCTGGTTCTGATAGACGTTCATATGGATTTAGAGATGTAGGTACTCTTCCTGGTGAAACACATCAAGACTATGCTATTTACTGTCAGTTTGGTGGAAACTTCAGAGTAGGTCAAAGATCTGCTACTGAATATTTCATGGGTGTTAACTACGGTTATATGCCAACAATTGATATTCCTGATGGTTGGACATCTCAAATGTATGGTGGTGTTTCTTACAACCGTAAGAAGAACTTCTTACTATTCATGGAAACTGATGATGGTTATACATATCAACCATGGCTTTGGAAGAATTGCCCTAACCTAAGAGCAATTGCTAACAAAGGTTCCGACTTCCATTACGACAAAGCAGAGAGATACGATAATTATAACATGACTTCCGAGTCATCATTGTATCAAGATTACTTTGCTCAGTCAGGCACTAATAGACAGTCTGGTGGTCAAGCAAATGGTGGATACTATGCACAATGTAATACTTCAAATGGTAAACCTACCAACGGTTCTACAGAAGATAGACAGAGATGTATTCCAGTTATTTGTGATAATGAAAGAGTCATTATGTTCCAGCAGATTACCAACTATGGAGCATGGTGTGGTAGATGGAACTCACCAGCAGTAGATGGTAATGGTAACTTTGCTGGAAGTCAGAAGAACTTCAGTGGTACTACCACCTACGGTATTGACCAAGGACATAGATTCGGTGCTAGATTTACTCAAACTAGTGACGGTAGATATATTGCGATGTACTCACCTTACTATCATTATGGTGCTGGTTCTCATATGACTATCGTTAGGGTATCTGATGGTAAGACATTACATAGTCAGTGGCAGACATCTGGTGATACAGCTATACCTGTTCCATATGGTAAGTCCAATTTCCTAATAGCAACTTCCCGTAACTCAGACGGTGGTTCTGGTGTAAGATTTAGTGTATTCTTCTGTGATTGGAGATTCGCTAATAGGAATAATAATTCCGATCCAGATATGTTCGGTGGTATGGATATGTCAGAGTATTCATATGATACTACATATCACACTACATCATATCCAGCAATCATTCCAGCAATATACAATACTGCTGTATTCAATGAGGGTAATCAGAAAACTGATGCTGAGGCTGGTGACTTCGCACCAACATCAACTTAATAATAAACTTCTAATAACTAAGTAACAAGGATAAAAAAATGGCATATTTAATTTGGGATATTAAAGGCGAGAATCTTAGGACTCAATTGGATTACGATCCGAGAGTTGAAGATCCAGCATACGAAACACATAGTAAGGTGTTTGTAGGTGACATTGATCTGGAGACGGATTTACTTTGTTGCTATGAGTTGAATGCTGCTGGTGATGGTGTAGAAAATCCTTATGCGGGTAAAACCAAACAAGAAATGCATGATTTGCATGAAGTTGATAGAAAGATAAAAGATGCTACCGCCTTGAAAGCATCTAAATTGATTGAAGTTAAAACTACTGCTGCAAATAAGTTAAAAGATGAATATAGTACTACTGGTTGGAGGCATGAGAAAGCATCTGAAACAGATCTTCTTAATGGTAACAATGTTGAAATGACAAAACTTGCTAATGAGAAGAAAGCAATTCGTGATGCTAACAATGCTCATGAAGCTGCATTGAAGGCTATTGATCCTTCTACTGAATCTGGTGCAGATGCAGTTATTGCATTTGATCCTACTACATATTAAATTTAATAGTTAATTAGAAAGTTATAAATACCCCTAGGACATACTAGGGGTATTTTTTATGGCTGAACCCACCAGTAGGACAGAATTAAAAGATTACTGTCTAAGAAAGTTAGGGTTCCCTGTACTAGAAGTCAATGTAGATGACGACCAGATAGAGGACTCAATTGATGATGCTTTGCAGTACTATCGTATGCGTCACTATGATGGTGTAGAGCTTGCATACATGAAGCATGTCTTGACCACAGAAGATATGACAAGATTTCAGACTTCAGATACTGTAACAACCATAGGTACTGCTCCTAATACTACAGAGTGGAAAACAAGAGATAAGTATCTTGAACTTCCTGCTGATGTTGTTGGTGTTACTAAGGTATTTGGTCTTGCTAGTAATGCTGTAAGGAACAATCTATTTGGTATTGAGTATCAGATCTTCTTGAATGACTTATATGCTGTAGGTTCTCTTGACTTCCTTAACTATTATATGGTTAAGACTTGGATGGAAACTATGGACATGGTACTTAACAATGGTGCTTTTGTTCAGTTTAGATTTAACATGAGACAGGATAGATTATATCTTGATGTTGGACAGGATATGATGAACGAAGATGTTCATGTTATTGTTGAATGTCATAGAGCAATAGATCCTGAAACATTTGGTCAAGTTTATAGTGATGTATTCTTAAAGAAATATACTACTGCTCTTATTAAAAGACAGTGGGGTCAGAACCTAATTAAGTTTAATGGCATACAACTTCCAGGTGGAGTTAGTATGAATGGTAGACAAATTTTTGATGATGCAGAGAAAGAAATTGCTGCTATTGAAGATGCATCAAGCAGCACATACGAGTTACCACCATTTGATATGATCGGATGAAAAAAGTATATTTTCCTCAACACGGTGGTATTAACACCGAACAAAATCTGGTACAAGACTTGGTTGATGAACAAATCAAGTTGTTTGGATCTGATGTGTTTTATATTCCTAGAGTACATCTAAAGGATAAATCTCTTGGGGAAATAGTACAGTCTGAATTTAATCAGAGCTATATGATAGAGATGTTCCTTGTGAATGTTGAGGGATTTGGTGCTGGTGCAGAGTTTGTAAGTAAGTTTGGTTTAAGAATTACAGATGAGATAACCTTTGTTGTATCAAGGAGAAGGTGGGAACAATCTGCTAATCCAGCATTGAACCTTGCTGTAGATGGTAGACCTAATGAAGGAGATTTAATTTACTTTCCAATGACAGAGGATCTTTATGAGATCAAGTATGTTGAACGAGAGAATCCTTTCTTCCAGTTAGGTAAACAGTATTTCTATACACTCACTGCTGAGCTTTACGAGCAAGGTGCTGATAAGTTTGATACAGGTATTGACGAGGTTGATGATATTGAAAGAGAGTTTAGCAATATCACTACACTCAATCTCACACCTTCTACTAGAGTACAAGCAACAGGAACTGTTACTGTAAATGCTGGTGGAGAAATAACAGGAGCTACAATAACAACTGCTGGTACTGGATATAGTTTACCACCTTCTGTTACTATCAATGGTGGAGTAAATTCTTCTGGTGGTATTATTGAAACAACTATTGCTGATGGTGGTGTTGTTACTCTTAGTGTAATTAATGGTGGTACTGGATATGAATCTGATACTACTCACGCAGACTTCCCAACTATTACTATTGATGCACCACCACTAGATGTTCAATTCATTCCAGATGAACATGTAGTGATAGGTGGATTTATACAACAGGGTGGTGGTAGGTCTTGGTCTTCTGCTAATAATGTAGTTACAGTAACTGCACTTGGTAGTTTTGATCCTAATTTTGCCACAACAACTCAAAAGAAATACTTCTATTGGAAGTTTGAAGATAAAAGAATATGTTACGTTTACACATATAACGGAACAGATCCAACTACAGTTGCTGGTCATTTCTATTATGATGCTGCTAACGTCCAATATGTTATTAACACATACACAGAAACTACAACCAGTGGTTCTCAGGCAACCATGTATGACCTAGACAGTGCAACTGTAGCAGAGGTAGCAGATTGGAATGGTGTTACATATACTCTTGAAGTCATGAACCGTACAGGTAACTTCATTGATGGAGACACCATTAGAGGGGTTGAATCTAATGCCCTATATACATTAGGAGATTTCTCAACCATTGATAACGAAAGCACTGAGTGGGATCAAAATGCTGCGATTGAAGATGGTGCTGATGAATTGATTGATTGGGGAGAAACAAATCCCTTTGGTGAATTTGGTAATTATACAGGTAGCTTCTGATGTTAGGAACGCAATTTTATAATCAAGCAGTTAGGAAAACTGTTGTTGCATTTGGTACTCTTTTTAATAACATTGAATTAAAAAAGATTGTCAATGGACAAGTAATGGAGGTGGAGAAAGTACCTCTTGCTTATGGTCCTAAACAAAAATTCTTATATAGATTACAAGGTAATCCTGTTGATGGTAAAAAGGTTGCTATTACCATGCCAAGGTTATACTTTGAGATGACTGGTATTGATTATGATTCTGGTAGGAAGACACCTGCTATAAC